AACTCACCACAGGTCAGCTTAGATAGTGGCTTGACCTTCCACTTATCAATGTCTCTCTTGTAGTTCTTAGATGGCTCAGAGTTAATGAATGTAATATCCTTGAGCATTGCACTTACCTCACTTACATCTAAGTCCTCAAGCTCATCTGAACTGACACCTGCAAGAGCTGAGAGTATCTCTACCTCCCTGGCAAATACCTCCTCAATAGAGTACAGCTCTCTTATCTCTTTAAACTGCAGGACATCTATCTCACTCCACGACTTCGGCAGGTGCATCCTTCGGCATTTGCTTAGCTAACTTCTGACCTATCTCTACTAAGAACGGCACAACTAACTCAGCCTTGAGCTCTCTTATCATCTTAGCCTTATGCTTAATATGAGTAGAGTCATAGTGTTCAGTCTTAGTTAAGTCATCACGCTTGAAGAGGATAGCAAGCATCTCAGATAGGTATCCTTTATGCTTAGAGTTAAGCACCTTCTCAATGTGCTTAGTGTCTCTGACAGATAGCTTAAACTCCTCACCTTCAAAGGCAGTGTAGTTATAACCATCAAGCTCAATAATTGACTTAAGCTCAGGCTTGCCTTTAATATTATTAAACTCCTTGACATACTGTCTGAACTGCTCAATAGTAGTATCCTCAAAGTCTGACTCATTGAGTCCTAATACTTCAAATACTTTCAAGTGTTTCTCAATAGCATCTAACTCATTAATAGCATGGATAGATGTGATGTCCTCAAACTGCTGAATGTTTAATTCACTTAACTGATTAGGGATATCCCTTCCTAAAATTGTTACCATAGATTTTAATTTTTAACAAATATAACACTTTCTACAATATAGGCATGGATAGACCTGTCTACAAGATAACTATTGATCCTGAGTACTCTGATGGAGAGGACTTAGGGATTGAGATGATTGCCTTCACTGCCAAGCCTGCTATTAAGGTGAAAGGTATGGCATTCAATCAAGCTACTCCAATGACATTTAGTGACGACATTAAGATGCGTATTGTAGCACCTGCTATGATACCAATGTCAATCTATCGTAGAGATGAGGATGGCACTGAGTATGATGTGCTATTTACAGAGGAGGTCATTGAGTCTATTCATGCTAAGTTCATGCAGAACCTACAGAACAAAGATATCTTTAACTTAGAGCATGAGGCTGAGGAGAAAGTTCCTGCATACATCCTTGAGGCCTGGATAGTAGATAGTCCAGAGACTGACAAAGCATTCACTACCTATGGTATTGAAGTACCTAAGGGCACATTGATGCTAACAAGTCAAGTAACTGATAAGGAGTACTATGATAGCCTTGTTGAGTCAGGTCAAGTAGGGTATTCTATTGAGGGATTCTTAGGACTTAAACTATCGGAATTATTAAAACTAAATACAATGAAGTTACCTGATGGAGAACATCTGATCGAGGATAAAATCTATGTCGTAAAAGATGGAGAAGTTATCGAGATTAAGGATGCACCTGCTGAAATGGCAGAAGAACAAATGGCAGAAGAGCCAGCTGTTGAGGAGGAAGCTGAGACTACAGTTGATGAAGCTGCTGAGGATGTGCAAGAGGAGGAGGCAGACGCTGCCGCTGAGGATGTTGAGATGGCAGTTGATGTTACTACTGATGCTGAGGCTGTACTTGCAATAGTAGCACCTGTGATTGAGGAGCAAGTTAATCAACTACTTGCTATCATAGCTGACCTTAAGAACCAAATGGAGGAGTACTTAGCTCCAAGAGAAGAGGAGATTGAGGTAGAGGCTAAGAATCAAAAGATGAGCTCAAGAGAGCTATTTAAAGAATTTGTAAAATTTTCAAAAACCAAATAAAAATGAATCGCAATTTAAAATTTAATTTAGAGGTTGAGACTAATGCATTATTGTGTGCCAACCCTGAGGAGTTCTACTCCAAAGCATATCTTCAATCAGAGGATATCGCATCTAACTTCCGTTCTTTGCCTGGAATTAAGTCAAAGACTAAGTTAGCTAATGTAACTTTTGGCAACATCTTACAAGCATCTACTTGTAACTTCTCTGCTCCTAATGATTCATTAGATGCAGTTGATATTGATGTATGTCCTTTGTCAGCTATGGCTCAATTATGTCAGTTTGACTTAGAGCAATCATTCTTAGCATTGCAAATGGCAAAAGGATCTAATGGTGATTTCACTGTTGCATCTTTTATGTCATACTACTGGAATGAAATGGCAATGACTATCGGTCAAGATATCGAGTTGTTGAGATGGCAAGGTGATACAACATCTGAGGATGATTTGTTATCACTTTGTAATGGTTACTTAGTAGGCCTTTGTGGAGATGAGGCAGTGAATGGATTGTATGCAGGTGCTATTGATACAACAAATGTACTTGACCAATTGAGTGCTACGCTTGCTCTTGCTCCTTCAACTATTAGCAGAAGAAAAACAGAGTTAAGATTTTATGTGTCTACTAATGTAGCTAATGCTTATGAGCTTGCTGCTGCACAAGGTAACACTTTGACTTATGTTACTACTCCATTAGGTTTAACATTCTTAGGTATCAATGTAGTTGTTTGTGAAGGTATGCCAGACAACACTATCTTGTTGACTTTGAGAAATAACCTTATCTATGCATTTGATGCAGAGGGTGATGACAAAGCATTGAAAGCTGTTAACTTATCTGATTCAGTTGCTGAGCCTTATTTAAGAACTCGTGCTAACATGAAAGTAGGATTCCATTATGTTAACCCTTCAGAGATTGTGTTGTATAACGTATGTTTTGACTAATCTCTCCCTTATATATACCGGGGGTAGAAATGCCCCCTATTTTAAAACATTAAAAAAAAACTAAAATGAGCTGTGTAACTTTAGAAACAATTTTAAAAAGCTGCGACAACAACTCTGGAGGTATCTACCGATTTTTAGTTAATAGACAAGATCAAGTTGATGAGGCTAATATCACATTAGATGCTGCACCAAATGATTGGACTATTGACGCTTTACCTTTAATAGGTGGAGGTGATGCATTCATTGACTTGGAGTTCAGAAGAAACGTATCCTCATACACTGAGGACTCAGCTATTGACTTAATCAATGGCTCTACTTATGTGACTGCAACTATCAACTTGATGTTCCATAGAAGAGACCAAGATAAGTCAAAAGCTATTAACATATTAGGAGCAGGCCAACAGTACTTAGCAGGTATTGTACAGGATGCTAATGGTAAGTATTGGTACTTCCCTTACTTGCAGTTATCTGCAACAGGTGAAGGCTCAGGCACAACTCGTGCAGATGGTAGTAAGTATAGCGTTACTTTGGTAGCGGAGAACCCTACTTTGGCATATGAGGTTGATCCTGCTGTTATCCCAGGACTCCTTTAATCTTGCCATAGATTAAGTTCAGCAGAGAGCTCCACTTCGGTGGGGCTTTTTTAATAATTATTCCTTTGAGATACAATATAGGTATGATATATCTTGAGAAGGATACAGTTAACACCTTTGTGTTGACACTTACAGAGGTTACAACAATCTCTAATCCTTACTATTTATTTGAATTTGAGGATGAGTTTGACACTACAGCCAACCCTATCTATTGGCAGGGAGTTGATAGTTCCTTATGGCCTTCAAGATATAACCTATTCACCATCGAAGATCCTATTGATGTTGACTTTATTAAGGGGCAATACAGATATAAAGTATATGAGAGTACTACTCCAACAGATGATCCTACAGGATTGACTATGATAGAGGAGGGCCGCATGGTAGTGGCAGGGATACAAACTAATTCAATCTATGACTAATGGCATGGTATAACAGATTTATAGGCAGCAAGCCACAAGCAACAGAAGTAGTTGAGGGATATCAATCCTTCTCTACTCCATTTCAAAAGGTAGGTGGAGCTAACCTATCACTCCCTTATGTTAATGGCCGCTATCAGATAGCAGGATACATCCCATTTGGGCAGGATAACCTATATCCAGAGTTACTTAATCAACTATATTACTCATCACCTTTGCATGGTGCTATCGTTGACTTTAAGACTAACTCAGCAATAGGTGGAGGATACACTATTGAGACTGAGAAAATGTCTCAAGAGGATAAGCTCAAGTTATATACCTTTGAACGCAAGCTCAAGTTAGGTAAAACAATCAGAGCCATAACTCAGCAGGATATAGTTCACCATAGAGTGTACTTCAAGCTGTGTTATAATAAAAAAGGAGATATCTATAAGATTGAAAACATCTCACCTGAGAGAGTTAGAGTGTCAAGAGATAAAGAAACATACTTCCTTTGTGATGATTGGACAGCTCGAATTGATGTGAGAGAGATTAAAAAGTATCATCCTACTAATACTGACCTTGAGCAACTATATTGCTATGAGTTAATGACCTTGGGCCAGGAGTGGTATCCTTTGCCTCAGTACACATCTGCTTTAAACTTTGCATTTTTGAGTGGCGAGCTATCATACTTCGCTAAGAGTAACATTCAAAACTCAATATTTCCATCCTTTGCCATGATGTTTCCTAAGAGACCACAGTCAGAGGAGGAGAAACACATGATCAAGCAGACCATTGATAGGTTGAAAGGAGCTGCTAATGCAGGGAAGGCTGTTGCATTCTTTGCTAATAATCAAGATCAGTTACCTAAGATTGAAAGCCTACCTACTAACAGCAATGATAAGCTGTTTCAAGAGGCATCAAGCCTTAACACAGAGCAGATATGCTTTGCTCACACAATAGATCCCATCCTTATGGGAGTAAGAACTCAAGGATCACTCGGCTCAGGTAGTGATATTAAGCAGGCTTATGTTGTATTTGAGAAAAATGTAGTCATGCCATTGAGGAGACAAGTTGAGGAGATAGTTAATGAGATAATGACCATTGCTAAGATACCTGGCAAGTTCTCAATAAACAACTTCCAGATAATTAATGAGACCATAATTGAGCTTGAAGGTGATACCTCTAAGACATCAGATGCTTTGAACTCATTGAGTCCATTGGTAGCTACTAAGGTACTTGAGAAAATGACACCTAATGAGATAAGAGCTCTTGCTTCACTACCTCCAATAGAGGGTGGAGATGTAATACAAACAGAAACACCTGCAGCACCATGAACTACTTTATTACAGAGACATACTTAAAGACTAACACACCCATCACAGCCAATGTTGATGTGACAGATGTTACTCCATACATAGCAACACAGGCACAGCTCAGAGTTATGCCTATCTTAGGCACTACATTCTACAACTATCTACTCACTAAGTACAATGCTCAAACATTGACTAATGATGAGGAGGCACTTGTGGCATACATTCAACCTGTTATAGCTTGGAGGAGTGCAGAGGATGCTGTGTTTGGCTTGACATATCAACTTAAAAACAAAGGACTGCAGACTCAGTTTGGGGATTTCTCAAGCTCAGTAACTCGATCAGAGGTGGCCTTTGGGATGGAGCACTATGCACAAAAGGCTTCATTCTTTGAGACCAGGTTAACAAGATACTTGATAGCTAATAAGGACTTATATCCTGAGTTCACAGCAGAGGTGAACAGAGATACTGACTTAAGACCTATGATTGATCATTGTGGATGTAACTGTGGGGAGGTGTGTAGATTTGACTGTCCTTGTGGAGGATTTAGAGAAAATGGTTATAATAACAGTATATTGATTTTGTGATGGGATTTAACGAAGTGGCATTTACAGTGATTACAATACTTATCTCAGGGATAGGTTATTTTTTGAAGAGTTTACATTTTGATTTAAGAAATGTCATGAAAGAACAAAAAGAAATCATTGAGACTCAAGGTAAGCTCAAGGGCAAGATAGAGCTTGTTGATAATGAAGCTCGCTTCAAGTATGAGGCTATTGAGAAAATGACTCAGTTAGAGATTAAACACCTGGCTGAGCAGATAAGTGAGCTCACTCAATCAGTTAAGAAACTAATAGAAATAAATTTAAGATGACATTAGCACAAAGATGGAAAGCTCCAACGCCAAAGTTTTGGAAGGGAGTGCAAAAGATAGCTATAACATTAGGAGCTGTGGCAGGAGTTATACTCACTGCACCTATATCACTACCTGCGACTGTAGTAACTGCAGCAGGATATGTGGCAACAGCAGGAACAGTAGCAGCAACATTATCTCAGTTAACTGTTGAGGATGCTAAAGATAGATAATTCAAGTGCAGTCATATTTGTATTACTATTTATTGTAAGTTTGTTTTTAATTTATAAATTCAGAGAATGAGCAACGTTAAGAACTACACTGATGAGCAGTTACTTGCAAGAGTCAAGTCATTGCCGAACTATAAGAGCATCCCATCTGATATGTGGCTGTTGTTTGTACGATCCAATGAGGATGCAAATGATGTCTTTGATGATAAAGTCTATGTATGGAAGGGCTCATCATTTCAGTTCGTTACCTCATGCACCACTAACAAGGGCAACAAGGGCACTGCTGTAATGGAGGCTGACCTTTGGAACTATGATGCCTATGCTTATGGACTTCACAGGGGTAAAATGGAGGCACTTAGACAGGTTGCCAAAGTTCCTTACAGAAGAGATTACACAGCAGATGGTAAGACTAACCCCACTACTAAACTCATGGATAACATTATCTTTATGAACATCCATGGTGCAACATATAACAAAGGTTCTCAGCAGGTAGCCACTAAGATAGGAGGATGGTCAGAGGGATGCTTGGTCCTTAATAACAATCCTGATTATGAGAGAATGGTTCGCATGGCTAAGGATTATGCAAGAGTATCAATAGTATTAATAAATGAGTTCTAATATGGCTAAGAAAGTAGGAAGACCTCGCAAGGTGCAGGTCAATATTGAGGATGATAAGACAGATATCATCATCCAAACAAACAAAGCAGAGATAGAATACCACAAAGATGGTATCAATCAAGAGCTTGATTATGATGGTAAGAAAGTAGATGTCAACATCAAAAAAGATGAGACAGGAACTAAGGTAACTGTGGAGTCAGAAAATAAATTCCTTAAAGCTATTGC